TGCGGAGGCCGCCCGGTGACGGAGACTTCTGGCGAACGCTCATCGTCCTGCTCCGATCTTGAACGGGCTGGGGTCTTGACCACCAGTCGGCTCGTTGGTCGGTGACTGGTCACCGGCAAGGCCGGGCGTCGCCGCCCGATCAATGCCGATATCGATCACGCCACCGAGGACGTGATCGTTGTTCGTGGGCTGCGCGAAGCGCTCGCGATCCCCGTAGTCGGCACCTTCGTAGAAGTTCGGGTCGCGGGTACTGATACCCGGCAACGGCAAGAACTCTGGACGCCTCATGTCGGAGAGGCTACCTGGGTGTGGGCCAGGAGTCAACGCCGGCCGTCCCGGAGGATCAAGGACATGACCTCCGCGCGCGCCGCACCGCTCTCGCGGAACACCCCGAGCATGCACGAAGTCGTGGTCGTGACTCCGCGCTTCCTGACGCCGCGCGTCGACATACACTCGTGCTCAGCCTCGAGAACGACTGCGACCCCGCGTGGGGTCAGCGCCTCGTTGATGGCCTTCGCGATCTGCTTGGTCAAGGCCTCCTGGATCTGGAGGCGCTTGGCGTAGTCGTCGACCACGCGGGCCAGCTTGGAGAGGCCTACGACCGCTTTGGACGGAAGGTAGGCAATGTGGGCAACGCCTAGGATCGGGACGAGGTGGTGCTCGCAGTAGGACTCGAATTGAATCCCTCGCAGCAGAACGATCTCGTCGTACCCATCGACGTCGGTGAAGGTCTTCTCGAGGTGCTTCTTCGGGTTCGTGTCGTACCCACGGAAGAACTCCTCATACGACCGAACGACCCGAGCGGGGGTCTCTTGGAGACCTTCCCGATCGGGGTCGTCACCGGCCCAGGCCAGAAGCGTGCGGACAGCCAGCTCGGCCTCCGCTCTGGTCGGTCTCGAGCTCACTCGGGTGGAGCCTGCTCGTCGGCGGGCGGAGCGGCATCCTCTTCGGTGTCCTCCTCCTCGTCCTTGTCTTCGTCTTCGTCCTCTTCGGGCTCCTCGTCGGCGATGTCGTCCGGGTCGACTTCCTCGGCCGCGTGGGCCGAGATCGTCGTCAGGAACACTGCCATCAACTTGACGTCGGCGTCCTCGGTGTCGCCGTCGTGGCCGTCGACGAGCGCGGTCGCCAGCGCGGTCACGTCATCGGGCGGGAGCTTCGCGACGTACTTCGCGAGGCAGTGCTGGATCTCTTCGGGCATCTTGTCGAAGAGATCCTCCACCTCGGTGATGGTCTCTTCGGGGACCTTCGCGAGGAGGAGGTCGCTACCGACCTCGTGTGCCTCGTCGACGATCTCGCCGGCCTCTTCCTTGAGGTGCGCGCCGAGTAGGCCCCATTGGCCGATCAGCTCGTTGCCGCGCGTGAGGGGGTCGGCAGCGGGGGCGGCCTCTTCCTCGCCGGCCTCCGAGTCCTCTTCGTCGTCGAAGTCGTCATCGCCAGCGGCGTCTGACGGATTCGAGATCGCTGCCATCCCCGGGTTCTCCGAGTGGGTGTCGACGAGGGCCTTGAGCTTTCCGGGGTTGACCATCTGGTTCGTTCTCCTGTGTGTGATGAGACAAGTACCATGCCAAGGTCAGCGCTGCCTAGGAGCCTTAACTGGGACCTTGACTCCACCGACGCATCGCCAGCCGGGCGCGTCCCAGCCGGGGCGCCATGGGAGCACGGAGCTCCGATCGTTCGGGCGGTTCGGTGGGTGGTCCCAGCCCTGGCCAATCATGTCGGGGTCGACACGTGACCGGCCGAAGCGGTTGCGGATCTCAAGCCCACGAGCCGACGACGGCATCGTGAACTGTTCCCCGGGGCGAGCCACTTGGCCGTGCAGCGCGATGGAGTCCGCCGAGACTCGGTCGTCGAGCGGCTCGAGGCTGTCGTCGTCGACCATCTCAGTCCACCGCATGTAGAGATCACCGCCGACAGCTTCGGCAGTGGCCGCGATGCCGTCTCGAATGGTCGCGTTGAACGCCCAGGCCTGCTCGGTGCGGACGATCCGCTCGGCCCTCCAGAACTCGGTGTCGGCAGTGGCTGCGACCCGGTCCATCGCCTCGAACGCGGTCTCTCCAGTCGCCAGGGATAGCGAGAGCTGACCCTCCATCTTCTGCACGACGCCTGCCCCGTACTTAGCCATGGACGTCGCGTTCTGCTTGAGCAGGGACGTCTTCCGCTTGTCCAGCACCCCAGCGAACTTCGAGGCTTCCTCGAGAGGAAGGATCGGGGCGTCAGCCCCGTGCTTCTTCTCAAAGCGCTTGATCGTACCGACGAGGCCACCGAGCGCGTCCTTCTGGGTGTCGATGGTGGCTTGCGAGCTCGCGACGCCCATCTTCCTCGCGATGTGCATCTGACCCTGGCGAACCTGCGCGAGCAGCGCGCGGTGCTGATGGATCGTGAACGGGGAGGAGCCACTACCGATGCTCCGAGCTAGCTTCCGCTCGAGCTCGGCCTGCGCCTGGTCGTAGACCTTCTTCACTCGGGCCACGCCTCCGCGATTGATCAACCGCGTCAGCTTGGTGATGTGCTCGATCGACGCCTGTTGAAACGTCAGCGCCAAGGCTCACCGTCCTCGGGTCGTTAAGCCTGATCTCGACCGCGAGGTCGTCGAGGAGCCAACCGTCATCGTAGGGGCTCATCGCCTTGTGCCCATCGAGAGCAACAGCCGAGCGCGTCGACCGGAGCCGGCTTCCCTCCGAATTGAACCGCACGGCAACGACCTGAGTCGTCCGTCAGCCCCTGATAGTTCTTGCACTGGAAGCAAGCCGTACCACCGTCCGGTGCCTTGATCAATCCGGCGAGCGACGGATCAACCATCGTCTGCCAGCCGAGTGCAGATGCGTAGAGCTGCGGTTCACCGGGGACGTGGTAGCCGCAGACCATCGTGCCGAGCACCTCGACGTCGGGGCCCATCAACAGGCAACGGCTGTCCTGCTCGGCCCACAGTCCGCAGTTCGCGCAAAGCTTGCCGCGCTTCCCGAGGACCGCCGGCTCGTAAAGTACGTCGCTCGGGACGGGCAACGGAACAGGACCAGCCGAGGGCTGGCCTGATCTGTCCTCCACGAGGACAGCGAGCTTCTTCGGGTCCATCGCCACTACGCCACCTGAACGAGAGGCTTGTCTGCGCCGGGGCCGCGATCGATCTCGACGAGCACGTAGCTCGGAGCCTTCGCGGCTGTGCGCTCGAGATCCTTCTGGTGAACGCTGCACGCGGTGACCGTCGCGTACCGCACGAACGGTCCGAAGGTCGTTGGGGTGCAGGGGATCCCGGGGCCGCCCGGATTCGTCGCTGCGATCTGGATCGCGAGCAGCGGCGCACGCTTCACGAACTCGTCGTGGTGCATGAACATCTTGACCTGAATGACCGGAGGCCCGCCGCACTTGGTGCACTTCGCACGGAAGCCCATCTCGGCGTAGACCTCTTGCGCGGTCCGCACACCTCCGAACAACTTCGAGCGGTGGATGACCGGCGCGGCTTTCAAGCGATCTCTGCGACCCATGCGCCGACCCTAACACGCCGCGAGCCAGCCGCGTAGCGTCTCGTTTAGCGCATCAAAATTTCGTACTGCCCAGAGTGGCTGGAGCCAGCAATCGCCTCGCTATGACGACGCTACGCGGCGACGTGCGTCACTCGCGTTCCCAAGGCTTCTCGGTCCTGTAGATCTCGAACTCGAACGGGTAGACCCAGGCCGCGAGCTTCACGAGGCACCAGAAGACGAAGAACCGCCACCGCTTGAGCTTCGGCGGGGGATCAACGGTCACAGCCAACGTCAGCGGTCGCTTCGGCCGACGTGGGCGTGCGAAGTCTTCGTCGGGAGCACTCGGCTCGAGCTCGACGTCATCGGGGACCGCGAGCGCCTGGTTAGGGTCGATCGCGGCCAGAGCGAGCGTGCGCTGGGATGCGTTCATCGCTTCTTCGAGACGACCGGCTGAACCGTTGGCTGCCCAGGCCACACACCGTGGACGGGGCCCGAGGCGTGCGCCATCGGCGCGGGTCGAGTCGGCAGAGGTGACGCCTTCGGGGAAGGCGGCTTGCGCGGAGACTTCGCCTTGGGCGCAGGCTTCTTCTTACCGCCTGGTGATGTGTGGTTCACCATCAGGTGGAGCTTCTTGGTATCGATCGCCATGTCACGGTCCTGGCTTGGGTGGTGTCGGCGGAGGCGGGGTAGCAGCCGGAGGTGCGGCCGCTGCCTTTGCGGCTGCCGCCTGCTTGGCTTGCGCCTGGGCAACGACTGACTTCTTGCCGCCAAGGTTGCCGACGATCTTGAATGCCTCCGCATGGCCGACTGGGAAGGAGACCTCGATGATCCCCATCGCCGACTCGGCCGAGATCTGACCAGCATCGACTGCCACAGCAAGCGCGAGCAGCGCGGTGACCTGCGCACCGTTGAGCGCGTGCTGCTGGACGTTCGTCGGCTGTCCGTCGCCCGTGTCGCTGTCGTCGCCTGGGCCCTTGAGCGCCATCTCCTCGAGCGACTGCTGGTCCTCGCGTGCCGCGCGATTGACCTCTGCGATCATGCTGTCGACGTCCTCGATACCGAAGTACGGAGCGACGTACTTCGCAGCCGTAGCCGCGTCGACGAGCCCCGAGGTCTTCGCGGTCATCGCCGACTGGACGGCCTTGCCGGCGTCGGTCACGGACGGCTCGAAGTAGTGCGGCCACGTGAGGTCAACGCGGTACGGACCCTGCCCGATGGAGCGCGTGATCAACTTCTGCTTCCCGGTCTTCTCGTCCTTCTCGACTTTGGGGGCGAGCGAGAACGTCGCGCGCACGATCGCACCGTTCTCGGCACGCGGGGTCGTCAGCCGCTTGGCTGCAACGATGACCATGTTCAGCAGGCGCTTGACGCCCATCTCGCCGTACTGCTCGCGGAGCGTGTCGGCCTTGGCAAGCATGCTGGCATAGTTGCGATCGACCTCGGTCGCGGTCTTCTGACCGTCGGGCTGCTCGAGGACGCACTGGGCGACCTCGAGAGCCATCTCCTTGTACTCCTTCGCCTTGTCGCTGGCGGCCTTGATGCCGCCGCCTGAGATCTCCATGTAGCTCGCGGTACCGCCAGAGGGCATCTTGATCGCGTTGGCCGAGCCCTTGCGGACCTCGCCCATCGTCGCGTCGGTCGCAATGACGACGGTCGGGTCGCAGTTCGCGAGCACGCCCTTCTCGCTCTGCGCGTTGAGGCGGTCGATGGCCTCGACGAGCTCGTAGATGCCAATGCAGTCTGGGTCGCCGTCGATCTCGACTTGGTTGGCTTGATTCTGGATCCAAGCGATCGGGCAGAACCCGAGCTTGTGCTCGACGGCCTCGAGCTCCTTCCACTGGATCTGGCGCTGAGTGTCTTCGACTTGAACGGGCGTGTAGATGACGTCCCGTTGGGCGTCGATGACGCGCCGATACCAGAACTCGACCTCGTGCCAGTTGCCCTCGGGATCGCGGATCTCTTGGACGAAGATGTAGCGGTACTCCATAGAGTGGAGCACCAGCTGGTTGCGATCGACGAACTTCGGCATACACCAGCGCGGGTCGTAGACCTCGAACACCGGGCGACCCTGGAGCAGCTTGAACCCGACAACCGCTGTGCCGACACCGCCACCGAAGGCGCGCGCCTGCATCATCGCCGGCCAGAGGCGACCTTCCTCAGCAACCGTGTTGAGGAAGTCCTCGGTCTTCTCGTCGCCGGGGACCGTGATCCGCGGGTGCCGCTTCTGCGAGAACAGCAGCCCTGTGAAGCGGTCAACGATCACCTTGACGAGGTGATACGGGCTCGTCGGCCTACGGAACTGGATCGGCAGAGTGTCATTGTTCGCAATGTAGAAGCCGGGCGGGACGTAGCCCGACAGCGCGACGGTGTCCTTCTCGACCTGGCCGAGGTGGCGCGAGCCGTCCCACGCTACGATGCGAGCCGCGTATTGATCGCAGCGGTAGTAGCTGTAGAGCTTGTCCAGCACCTGCTGGCGAGGAGACAAGCCGAGCCGTTGGCGATCTCGCTCGACCTCTTCGTCGTGCATGATCCCAGCAGACACCGCGGAGATGGGTCCGCCTGGAAGGCCGTTTGCGGTCACCCGGCCAAGCTACCACAGGTCAGGGCGAGGTCGCGAGCTTCGACTCTTCGAGCTGCTTCACCCGAGCGGACAGGTGGTCGTACCTGGCACGGAGTTCGTCGAGCTCTGGGCCGATGGTCGGCGTAGGTGTTGTGTTGTGCTCGAGGAGGTCCTGGAGCCGGCGCTCGGTGATCCCGAGCTCAGCACACAAGGCGTCGGCCGTCGCCTGGGCTGTCAGCTGCATCCGCAGGCGGGCGTACTCGACCAGCTTGGGGAGGACCGTCTTCTGGACGTTCTGGTTCATGCGGATCTCCTCCGACAAGCCCGAGTACCCGCCGAGCTCGATCCGCAGCGTCTGAGCTCGCGCGACCATTGCGCGCATCTCGTCGCTCAGCACGCGCGCCTGGCCAGAGGCCACCGCCTCGGCTTTGTTCTTGGCGATAGCCTTCTTCAACTCGGCGTCGTTCTCGATCGCCTTGTCGAACTCCTCGGCGGTCATGCCGGCCGGACTGGTGCTCTCGTTCTCGCCTTCGATGCTCATAGCTTTGCTCCTACCTGTTGCGCGCGAATCTGTAAGTCGATCTCGATGAACCACTCTGGTGCCGACGCTGCGATCGTAGCAGTATCTCCGGCTGCCCACGACATCATCTGCCACCACGGGCCTGTACCAGCCGAGGCGAGCAAGCGCGCGCGCTCGACGCACAACCAGGACACGCGCACGGAGTACAACGCGCCTGCGGCGCAGTGCCCAACGATCTTATCGGGCGACCGCGCCTCGGCAACTTGGCTCTCGGTCAGAGGCATTACGCGCTGTCTTGTTGGGCTCGACGGTCGTTCAGACCTGCGCCCACATCTTGAGGTAGGGAGCCGGGTCGACCGGCCAGTCGCCGCGCTTCGGCTTGCCGTCTGGCAGCCACAGCTCGAAGTGGAGGTGCACGAGGTGAGGGTCGTTCGTGGGGTCACCGCCCATGATGCCTAACACGGTGCCAGGCATGACTTCGACACCCTTCGTCCACGGTTGTGCGAAGCCGGTCATGTGCTGGTAGAACGTCATCATCCCGACGCCGGCCACGTGGCCGTGATCGATCTCGACGAAGTGACCGAGGGGCGTCGTGCCTGCTCTCCAGATCTTGCCTGGGCCTGCAACGCGGATAGGCGTGTTCGGGTACGTGATCCAGCCTGGGTTGTTCCCATGCTTCGGGATCGCGACGTTGGTCGCAGGTCCCGTCGGGTCAGACGGGAGCCTCGGGTACATCAAGTCGACTCCGAGGTGGGTCGCGTAGTTCAGCGAGCCGTCCGGCAGGTAGCGCTCGCCGCCCTCGAACTCGTGCGAGATGACCGGCTTGCGGCCATTGAGGATCGGCACTGGGTACATCCAGCCGATGAAATTCGCGGGGTCCATGCGATCGACCCTACCACACGTCACTGCTCCGTGTAGTCATCAGCCGACGAGATCACATCCGCACACCACACAGCGAAGTCGATAGGGTGGCGGTCTCCGGTGTACCCGCTGAGCGCGAACGCGGTGCCATCAGCCAGCGGACCCATGATGAGCTGCTTACCCATCCCGGCCTCATGCAGGAGCTTCTGCGCGGTGTGCTGAGCGTCGTCAACACGTATCGTCGCGATCGGCTCGGCTCCGTTCTCGGTCGCCTTCCAGTGCGGCCGAGCATCTGGGGTACCGGGCATCGTGTAGCGGTCCTGGTACGTCTCACGGACCTCGGTCCAGCCTCGACGGTCGTAGACCTGGCGACCGAAGGTCGCTGCTAGCGCCGTCGGATCGAACACGTCGCGCACTTGCAGCGCTGCGTCTCGCCACGATTCGCATCGGCCGATCAGCAGCGAGATCGCGTTATCATAATCGCCGAGCCCAGTTGGCGTGTGCCGCACTGCGTGGCTGAAGAAGACGGGCGACACTCGCTTGGTGGATCGGCCGCGCCATCTGGTCGAGTCGAAGCGGACTGGGCGTCTGATCTCAACGGACCATGGGCTTGGATCCGTGCCCCCGACCAGCAATGAGAAGTCGCAAGAGATGACGTCGACAGGCGCCGACCCACTTCGTGCATCGCGGTGGGAACCGAGCCAAGTCTTCCTCCACTCGGAGGCCTCGAATCGCGGCCACGGGGCTTCGGGGTCGCGAGTGACGACTCTCGGCAGCTTGGAGATGGCTGCGTTCAAGCGACCCTCAGCACCATCGCAAGCCCAGTGCTTGATGTGGTGCTCGACGTCCTCATACGGCTCGCCCCACATGTCACGATCGACGAGACAGTGCGGCCGGAGGCACTGCTGGACCTGCGCCGCGGAACTTCTCGACGAAGACCTCGACAGGCGTACCGTAGCGCTCGCAGAGCTCACGCGCGAACGCGGCGAGGACCTCGATGACTACCTCTGGGGTCTCGCCGTGGACAGCGAGCCCGAGCTTCTCGATCAGCTGGTCTGCTCTGCTCATACCGAATCCTTGATGATGGTCAGCGCGGCGAGCAAGTCATCCTCGAGCAGCTCTCGCGTCATTGCGTTAGTGGCCGAGCGGATGATCTTTGCGCGCAGGCTGATGGGGATCACGGCCCGCTCAACCACATCGTCTCGCTCCTTCGTAGACACCACGCGGCCCTGACCGTGCCGCGATGCCTTGCGTGCAGCCATCAAGCCGACGCGCTTCTCGAGCTTGACCTTGTTGCCGAACACCTTGCGGATGATCTCATCCTCGCGCATCAAACGGCGCGCGAGCGTCACGGCCCAGGTCGGGGCGACTGGGTAGTACTCGACCAGGTACTCCTTCGTGTGCCCGATCCGCTTGCCGTGGGCATCGCGAGTCTCTTCCCAGGTGTAGGTGTAGAACGGCATCGCCTTGGTCACGCCGGCGCGCTCCAACACCGCGGCCGCGGTGCCGCATGGCATCCAGTCGTTCGCGAGCATCCACGCCATCGTCCGCTCGCCTACGCAGAGCGGCTGGTGCAGGCCGTGATCGCGGCGCAGGATCTTGAGCGAGCACATCTTGTGGCAGAGCCTGCACTCCAGCTTGGTCGTAACGCGGCTGGGACCTGGCTTCTTCTTCGAGACTGGGTGAGCTGGAGTAACCATCTGCTACGAGTCTTCCCCGTCGCCGCCAGTCTTTCCGACCAGTCGGTCAGCGGCAATCTCCGCGAGCAGGTCTTCAGCGGACACAGCATCGGTCCGCACGATGGCGCGGATGCGCGTCCTCGCAACGACCTCGAGCGTTGCGATCGTTCCCTTGCGCGTGAGCTCGACCGTTGCCTTCATCACGTTGGGGATGAAGTAGCGCGCCTCGTCCCCTTTGTCGTCTCGGATGACGAGCTCAACCAAGGTGTTCGCGCGGCCGTCAGAAGTGATCTCGATCCACGCCTCAGCGCTCAAGCCTTGCCCCTGGTGACACGCCACACGCTAGGGGCACACGAGCACTTCCGTCCGGAGAAGACCAAGCAGCCGTCCTGGTGGGCGATCACGAAGTCGCCCTCGCCGCCGTGCGCCATCATCGAGCACACGGAGTCCATGCGCCGCTGCGAGCCGAGGACGGTCGGCTGAGACTTGGGCTGCTTTGCCACGGCGTTCACGGTACTCGACTTGCTGGCGCTTGCGCGCCTTCCGACGTCACGGTCTCTGGCACCCGACCGCACGTTCGCTGGTGATGATGGGGACGCTGCCGCCGGTGCAGTAGATCCGCCCCGCGAGCTTCCCCGGTTGCTGGATCGAGTCGTCGTGGAGGATGCCGCGTTCGTCGCGATGCTCACCACCGACTGGCACGCGCTCGCAAGCATAGACCCCATTCTCCCGAATGCCGTTTGGCAGCCACCACCCTTTGGCGCACGCCCCAGTAGTCGGGCGAGAGACGCACGACCAAGCGATCAGGATAGTCGACAAGATGGCGAGTGCTGCTTCGATCATAGACCCGGAAACTACCTCTTCCTGACTCACGCGTCCACAGCCTTCCCTAGGTGCAGAATGGCTCGGTCCAGCGCTTGGAGCGTTGTCACCTTGTCCGCGACCCACAAGTTCAAGCACTCCTGCTGGGTCACGAACTTGAGAGCTTCGATGGCAAGCTTCTGCGGCCCAGCTCGATACCACTCGTCGTCTGGCACAACATGCTCCAGCGCTGGGATCAGTCCGGCGCCGATACGCGGCTGCCATTCCTCCTTCGCCAGCAATCGATCGCGCGTAGCCACGAGCACTTCGAGCGGCGTCATACCCGAGGCCTCTGGTACCAATAGTGGCGAAGCCCGCCGGTGCGGAGCAGGTGCCCCTCCTCGACCAGAAGCTTCAGCCGACGACTCACCGCACGCCAGCTGACGCGGCCGTAGTCGTCAGTGACGCCAGCCCACACGTGCCCGAACTGGACTTTGATGTGGGTCGGGACGGACTTGAGGATTGACTCGTCGAAGGCATCGATCACGAGCGCATCGCACTCCTTGCACCGCAGGATCCGAACCTTGGTGGGCCGGCGCGTCTTGGTCCTCACGCCTCCTCCATCCTGAGGAGGATCGCCGGCAGTGCGGCAAGGCAGTCTTGGCACGTGGCGTACTTGAGGATCCGATCTCGCTGCTCGAGCCCCCAGTCCGCATGACCTGGAGGGATCAAACCTCCGGAGTAGATCGGGGTCATCGCCACGTGGTTCACGCCGCAGAGCGTGTTGTACCCGAGCGGCCTGATGAGGTGAAGGCGCGCGCCTCGCCTCGCTCGCACGAGGCAGTTGAGAGCTGCGACCTTCTCGATGTTCACAGTGAACCGACCGGGTCCTTGTGCCGGCCGACCGAAGGCTTGAAGTGCCCCCCGTTGGAGATGATGTTCTCCATGATCATGACGAGCCGAATGCTCTTGTCATTCTGGCTCCTGATTGGAGATGACTGCTCTGAGAAGTTGTCGGCGTCAGCCTCGAAGAACCTCTCCACATCATAGAGCTCGTCTTGATCAAACCACTTCTTCAAGTAACGCGCCTCGCTGTCTCGTCGGTCGCTCCGGCCGTTGTACAGATCGAGGAAGTTCGAGATCGGCAACTTGTCGTGCTTGCGCACTGCCGCAACGAACAGCGAGCCAATCCCGCAGACCTCGCACGCCGGAAGCTGGTCGAGCAGGAGTCGGGTCTCGATCTTTTTCATCGCCGGATCAATCACACGGTCACCGTAGTCGTCCTCTTCACTTGCGTAGCACGGCTCAAGGTCTGCCCCATCTTCAAAGCTGATGTACGTGCTGGACGCCATGATCCGTTCGGCTTTGAGCAGCGCGATGACATCGTGCGCAATCTCCAGCCGCTGCTCCTTCTTTGTCAGCTTCCCGAACTTCGCGTTCTCGCGTTTGAGGAACGCCTTGAGCTTCTCAAACTTCTTACCCTTGAACTTGATCTCGGCCATCTTCAGTCCTCCTGTGCCAAGTGACTTGCGGAGGCTGCACCGCGTTCCGACAATCAGCGGCGAGTGAAGTCCGCACCAGTGACGGGCTCGACCCGACGACCGCCGAGCCGCACGCCTTCGCGCGCGAAGAAGCTCGCCATCAGCCGGTCGCCTGTGTGAGCCGCGGGATCGTAGAACAGCATCTCGTCGAACCAGGCCTGGACCTCGGGGTGCATGTGCCCGGCCTGGTTCGGGATGCGCCACTTGCCCTGGCCCATCTCGACGCCGATGGACTCGATACCAAACTCGGGGTGAGCCTTCGAGCGGCCAGTGGTGTACGGGATGATCGGGATGGCCACGCCAGCAGAGTCTCGCGTGAACTGGATGATGTAGTCCTGCGCCGCGTTGTTCTCCACGACCACGATCGACTGGTAGCGCACGTGGGCATCGCGGATCCGCTTGATGATCTCAGGCCCTGCCCAGCGGCCGGACTCGATGTTCAGCAGGTTCCGCACGCCGTAGGGGTCGACCGCGATGGTGAAGAGGCACGTCAAGTCGGACGACTCCTTCTGCTGGACCGCGAGGTCGACGCCCGTGTAGACGCGGTAGCCGGGTGGCACGATCGTCAGGGCCGAGGCGAGGCTCGTGTTGTCCCCCTGGCGCAGCGCGACCTCGAGCCACTCGCGTTTGAACTTGGACGAGGCGTCGTCACGGGCCTCGCACATCAGCTGGCGCTGGGCCTCGAGCGGGCCGAGGTCTGCTGCCTTGGCTGCGATCCGCTCGAGCGACCAGCGCTCCGGCCAGCGTGCTTCGCCAGTGGCTGGGTCGACCACGGGGTACCGCAGCGCGCGCCACCGCGGCTGCCGAGCCATCCAGTGGAGCAGGTCCTGCGGATGGTACGCAGTCCCGATCCCGCGAATGCGTCCGCCGTCCACGAGCCGGCCTGCGGGAGTCGACTGCCACCACTCGATCAGCTGCTTGCGCTGCTCCTGGGTGCGTGTGTTCTCCCAGTCCAGGATGTCATCGACCACGATCACATCGAGACGTGAGCCCTGGACGTTGCCGTGCACGCCAGCGATCTGGATGCTCGGGTCCTTTGCGTTGTCGTGACCCTTGACGTTGAACGCGAACTCGCCCCACGGCGACCCAGGCTGGAGGTCGGGGAAGACATCGTGCAGCTCGCTCGAGGTCTCGACGTATTGCTTGATCAGCCGCGCGACCTTGCGCGCCTGGTTCTGGGTGTTGGAGAGGATGAGGAACCGCAGGCTCGGGTCGCGCCCCAGGTCGTAGAGCGTGCGCGCGACTGAGACCTGCATCGTCTTGCCAGCCTCAATGTGCGCCCAGATCAGCAGGCGGTCGGCCTCGTCCATCTCGCGGTTCCACGCGCGGTGAACGTCAGCTTGGATGATAGGTGCGTTCGTCTTCTCGTCCTTGAGGACGTACTCGCAGAACACGTTGGGGTCGGTGCGAGCCAGACGGCAGATGATCGCGCGACGAGCGCGGGCCTCACGGACGAGCTGAGAGCGGCCCTTGCGGGATTGGACAAGCACGAGCCGTCGATCGTAGCCTACCCGTTACAGCTTGTCGAGCTTGGCATGCACAGCCTCCTCGAGCTCGTCTCCGAACCTCTCCTTGCTCAAGTAGTCCGCAGCGAGCCTGGCCTGGCACTCCAGGCAGGTGATGCTGTGCGAGCTCGAGACCCAGTCCTGGATCATCCCGATGACCGAGTCACGGCACGCGGTGATCGCATACTCCGGGTCATCGTAGAGCTCAGCATGAGCCAACGGCTGGTGAGGAGTCGGGACCCAATGCACTGGGCCGTCACCCATGTGACCGCTCGGCAGCACTTCAATCGCAACTGGGATCCTGTGGATCATATGCGCGGTCACGGCGTCGTCCAGCCGACCGGAGGCAGAGAGTTCTTGAACTCGGACGCGCGCCGCGGCTTGCCTCCATGAAGGAGTGCGATGGCGGCAGCCTCTTCGATGCTTTCGATCTGGGTTGCGTACTCGAGATGCGGCGTCCAATGCGCCATCACGGGGTTGGCCGGATCAAGCGTAGGCGTCCGTTCGTAGAACGTGTTCCTGCTGTCCACAAGCCTGCCGATGCTGTCCATGACCGGGGACGATCGTTTCATGACGACCCAGGTCATGGACGGGCCTCCACGCCAGCGCCATAGAGCAGCGCCTCGGCAGCGGCCTCAGCCTCCGTCTCGAAGTTGGTCGCGTCGTCGGGGTTCACCGCCCAGCAGCCTTGATGGTAGTTCCCAACCGCGCGGTACTTCTCGAGCTGCGGTGCATCGCGGCAGAGGTACATCCGTCCGATCCCGACATTCGCAGCGAGCGCCGCGACCCGATTCGGGTACGAGCTGACGGAGAAGTAGACGACCCACCTCATAGGTCCGGTGCCTTGATCAGTCGACGCGCCGCCATCACCGCGATGCAGTCCTGGCAGGTCACTTCGCGCAGTGGACCAAGCCAGTGGTTGAACACGCCGTACTTGCCTGCGCCACACGGAGGCCCACTGTCGATCGGGTACTGGCTTCCAGACTCCCAGAGGTGCACGAGCTCGTACCGCGTGCCCTCCCCAGGCAAGCTCACGCGGCAGAGCGCGGTCTGCTCCAGCATCAATCGCGCTGCGAGCTTCTTCTCGACCTCGTTCACTTGTCTGCCCCAGGGAAGATGACCCGCGCGTTCTGGCAGCCGCAGATCGTTGCTCGCTGTCCGTTCTTCGCACTGCCAGGGATGATCCCAGAATCGTTGCAGGCGTAGCAGCGGTCCTCGCGCAGGTACGCAGCGATGAGCGCGACCTGGCAGGTCTCGCAGTCGACGTCGCCGACACTGCTCTCGCCCGAGACCAGCGCGGTCAGGTGCAGCCCGCACGAGGTCTTCACCTCGTGCATCGTGGCGATGCCGCGCGCCCGGATCCCCTCCCTGGGCTCCAGCCAGTGCGTGCGCTTGAACTCGGTCAACCCCGGGTAGGACTCGAACACGGTCTCGATGCGGCGCGCCACAGCATCAGCCTTACCATAGGCCCGTTCGTATTCCGACCGCACCGCTCGCCGAGCGAAGGTCACTTCATTCTCCGCGCCCAGTTCCTCGGCAAGTCCTCCTCAACGAGGCGCTGAGCTGCACCGTATGCGATGCAGTTGGGGCACGTGATCGCACTCTCCTCCATGACCACAGCGGTAACTATGATCGGGGCCGAGAAGGTGCCGACCGAGGCCTCACCGCACCACGTGGTCTTGGAGCGCGCGGTGGGCCCGTATCGCTCCTGGCCCGGCGGCCACTTGCCGTCACTGCCGTGCACCACGAGTCCCCACGAGCCGAGCTGAGAGTCTTCGCAGAACCAGACCCCAACGCAGTACCTCACCGCGCGCGCTCCTCGAAGTCTGCGAGCGCAAGCATCCGCGCGGCGATCCACGAGTCACGCGCCTCGCGATCCACAGCCCAGTAGTGCTTGCGATCGTCCTCGAGCTCGCAGACATCGCGACGACTCGGCCGCACCAGCACGCCGTCCGTGACCAGTAGGTTGAAGCACCGCTCGGTCGCGAGCCCGTAGAGGTGGTCGACCCCGCGCATCGTCCACTTGGTGTCCATCGCTGAGAAGGCTGCGTGGAGCTGCCGCTCGCCGAGAGCTCGCCGCAGGAACGGGCGCTCGACCGGATGGCCTACGCGACGGTCATAGCGGTTAGACCAGCCATCGTCGTTCCGCAGCTGCTGGCGGATGGCCTTGAGCACCTGCGGGTAGGAGGTGATGAGCTCACCGCTGTCCACGCTGCTTTGCCGCGGCCCGGTCCCGATCACCACTGCGAACTGGAAGCCGCCGAACACGGGGAACCTCCGAATGAACGGATGGTCCTCTGCCGTGATCAGGTTGGTTGCTATCGCCACAGGTCCTCGGATCGCCGTGCTCACTCGTCCTCAGGCATCTTGATCGCGACCAACAACTTCGCTGCAAGGACAGACTTGCAGTCTTGGCAGTTCACTTCCGACAGCGGCCCTTGGTGTCGGTAGCCGTTGAAGGTCGCGCCGCAACAGGTCTTGCTGCCGTTGAGCTTGCTGCTCGTGTAGAGATGGGTGACGTTGCGTCTCCCTCGCTTCCCGTGTCGCACGCGGCAGAGCCAGAACCAGCCGGCCCCCTGGAACGACCGCAGCGGGGTCGGGATGTTGTCGGCCTCGACCTCCTCTTGGTCGAACTCGTCGTCCTCAGGATCCATCGGTCAAGGCCTTGGGCTGCGTCTCCGAGCTGAAGGCGTCGGCCTCGAAGGCTACGCCGGCGCGGACCTGGGCCGCCGTCGCGCTGCCGCCTGGGAGGCCCATCCACTCGTAGCCGTTCGCACCGCGGAACTCGAGCTTGATCTCAGCCAGGTGCACGGCCGGCACACCGCGAGCCGCGAACCACTCGCGGATGGCCTCGACGATGTCCTTGTGGTTGATCCCGAGAGCGATCTTCACTTGGCTCGCTCCTTCAAGCGCTCGTTCGCTTCCTTGAGCCGCTTCTTCGCAGCACGCAGCTCGACCACCTCCGACCGCAACGCGGCTGCATCCGAGCGCGCCGTTGCGAGCTCTGCCTCAGCCTTGGCAGCCAGCTTGGCTGCACGCTCCGCAATCAAGGCCTCGAACCGCACGGGGTCTCGCTCCTTCTGGAGCGCGCGGAGGGCCTCGGTCTTGATCCTGTTCTCCTCCCCGAGCGCTGTGAGGTCGCGAGTCAAGCCTACGATCTTGTACGCCAGGCCGTCCTTCTCGGCCTCGCCCGCGACATGCGCAGCCTTCAGCCTGTCGAAGTCCTCGTAGAGGTCGGTCAGGCGCATCTCGCCGAGCACCAAGTCCGAGGGCGCGTACACGATTGCGAACTTGGCACTGCCGGCGTTTGCGTCGCTGCTGAGATCGATCTTCTCGTGGTCGTAGCGGACGCGCAGGAGGATAGGACCTTGCGCGTCTGAGTCCATGATCTGGAGCAGGACAGGCTTGAGCTCGTTGCCCTTGGGGTCTTTCATTTGGTCCTCAGCTTTATCACGGCCCTGGTGTGGGCGCCGCGGCGGTGGGCCTTCACTCGACAGGCACCGACCTCAACGTACTCGATCTCCGCGCTGCCGTCGATAGCCGCTTGCAGTCTCGCCGCCCGACGCAGGACGATCGCTAGCTGCTCCTCGAACTTGTGATCTCGCTTCGCCACTACGTCCTACCTGTTCTCGAGTACACGCCTTTGCGGACGCGCTTCGCTCGTCCTGTCCGGCAGAGCCTCGCCAGCGTTTGGTTCGCATTCTTCATCGTCTGCCCGGTCTTCGCCAAGAGGTCCTCTGCGGTCACTGAGCCTCGGGTCGCGAGCATCTCCAACGCGACCACACCCGCGTCACCGCCCTTCCCCTTCGAGGCCTTCGCAGGCCGAGACCTCTTGACCACGACCTCGCCGGCCGCCAACATCGCCATCAGCAGCCTGAGCTCGATGTCGATCGCGTCGCGGTCTTTGGCGAGAGCCACGATGCTCTCCTCGATCTTCGCTCGCAAGATCGAAGCCGCGCTATGCCTCACTCGGATTGTTCTACGCGCCATGCCCTAGGACTTGCCTAGTCTGGGATCGTTTCCGACATCAGCAATACAGCAGCGAGCGCGGCGCGGCAATCCGGGCACGTCACCGACATCATGTCATCGTGGTGGTGGGGACGGTCGCCTTCGAGATCGCGGCCGCACATCGTACGCTGCCCGTGGAAGCCGTCATAGGGATCGACCGCGTGCCAGTCTCGCCTGAGCGAGAGCGTGTCCTCCCACAGGCGCACGCGCCTCACCTGCGGAGCAGCCTGGCTGGCGCCAGCCAGCTGTCACCGCGGAAGTTCTTCACCGCACCGCCGGTGAGCTCGTCAGGGACTGGCAGGGGCAAGCGGGTCAGCTCGACACCGCACGAGCTCAGCCACCGCTCGATCTGGACTGCGCAAACGCCGTGGCAGTACCCACAGACCTTTGGACCTGGCGCGCCAGATGCACTAGACTGCCCCATGACTTTTGCCATCCTCCTGCCCTTCCTCGTCTGCATCGTTGGCGTCCTCGTGTACGCCTTGTCCGCGAACCCGAAGCTGGTCGAGCTCGGCCGCCTGGCCTACGCCTGCGGTCTGCTCGTGACCATGTTCGAGGTAGCGACGCACGTGGTCAAGTTCTAGGCGAGCGCTCGGGCTCACGGGGCAGTCCTGCTAGGTACTAGGTGACCTGCGGACGAGTCGATGGGGATGACGCGCCCGCCGAGTAGGAGCGCCTTCGCGATCGCAGCGACCTTGCTCCTGTACTTGCGGACGTCGCGGCTCATGACGGCATCGAGCGGGTGACTCTTCGGGGTCCACCAGTCTTTGCCCCAGCCTAGGCCAGCAACCACTACCTGCGGCGTGCCGAGGTAGAGCATGAACATCGTCGGCTTGATCGACTCGCACTCCGAGTAGGTGCGAGCCACGAGGTAGACGATCACGGCGGAGCCCACACGGCTGACCACACGCCGGTAGCGGGGTCGCGCTTGAACTGGCGGCGCTGGCTCTGAGGGTTGGCGAACCAGTCGCGCTCGGTTGCGGAGCAGTAGAACGGCTTGCCCGAGATCCCCATCTGGAACTGGTTCTCCGGAAGGCCGACGTCGCGTGCCCACGCGGCGCGAGCGCCGGGGCACTTCTTCTCGATGAACCGCCAGCACGTCATGCTCAGCATCTTCGACTCGTCGATCATAGGTCACACGGATCTCGGAGGTCGTACTCCGACTCTGGGTACTCGTTCTCTCGCAGCTTGCGCGACGCCTCCGCTGCCTCGACATCGCGTGCCCACTCCTCGAAGGCCGTCCCGGGGCCGAGGGTTGGGCCGTCTTGGGCGCGGCGCCAGTTGAGGTACTTCTCGCTCGCGAGCTGGGCAGAGCGCGCCCTGGTGGCCTCCGAGTTGAGCCGCTGGTTCAGCATGTTGAGATCGCGCTGCTTGTCCGCGAGGTTCTTGATCGACTTCAGCAGACACGTAGTACGCCAGCCCGCGGGCGATCTTCTTTCCGTCTGTTTCTCCGCAATATTCGTACTTGGCCATGATCTCAGCCTTGCCGACTAGGTTCCGAGTTCCGACCTAGGGCTTGTGGCTGCCGTCTTTCTTGAGGCCGCCGTCCAGGACGACCAGCCCGCGCTCGCGAGCTCGAGTGAGGACCTCGTCCTGGTACCCAGCCATCTTGACGAGGTCTTCGATCGGCATGGCGTCGAGGTCTGTCATCACCCCGATCACGCTTGTCGGCTCTCCGAGGTACAGCCGCTCCATCTCCATCGCGGTCTGACCCGCCTGCGTCAACTCCCTGAGAGTGCTGGAGTATCGGCGCAGCAACGCGGACAGCGCTGTCATGTCCTTCATGCTGAGCTCGTCCGCAGACATGGCCTTCGAGATCAGGCTGCCTCCCAGCTTAGTCATGGCCTGGGACAAGCCCTGCGCGGCCTTGCTCGCGGATGCGAACGCGTTCATCGTAATGGCCCGAGCGCCGGAGATCAGCTGCGCTTCCTCAACGCGGACGGCGATCGCCCGCTGGCGCGCGGCTTCTGCGGACCGCTCGGATTCGAGTAACTCCTTGTCCTCGTTCAACTCTTCACGCTCCAGCTCGAGCTGCGTGCGGGACCGCGCGAGCTCGGCCTCGTCGCGGATCATGTCCCGGATGCTCTTGCCTCCCCAAGGTCGATCGGGGTACCCGACGTCCCAGGCTCTCCGGGCCGTCCGGCGCTGGACGCCTGCGTGACGTGCCGCGTTAGAGAAGTTCCCAGGGTCCTCGCGGTAGGCCTCCAGCAGCTTGTTCCATGTCTCGAAGTCGACCTTGTTCCCTGTGGTGCCCATAGCTGTACAGCACTGTGCCTTCGGTGTGCACTGAGGTCAAGGTCGGAAGGGCTACGGTGCGCAGGTAAGACTCTCTCGTGCCCAGGAAGCCAAGTCGACTGCACCCCGAGGGTCATGCCGGGGCCACCATCACCGCGGTGCCTGGACAAGGCTACGCCGACAACTGCCACGGCTGCATTCCGTACAGGTCGGGATCAGGTAACATCCAATCCGGACGCGGTGGCGCGATCAGATGCAAGCTGTACAAGGTCACGCCGGCGAGTACCGGAGGCACTAGCTACAGTGATCCGATGTTCCTCTGCAACCGCTGCGCGGTCAGGCTCGCGTTGGCGATCCTGGAGATGGAGGCCTTGTGATCAAGTCTAAACGAGGACCGCGTATCCGCTGCCCAAACTGCGGACGCTTCGTACACGTGAACCGAGACGGCAGGCTCCGCGCCCACCGCAAGTCTGGCGGCCATGGTCGTACCCAACATTGCCTGCCGCGAGCACACGAGTCGGAGCTACCAGGTGGCGGTGAGGTAGAGGCCTTGTGATCGTCATCGCGCACGCTCAACAGCAAGGCGGCCTCTGCCAGGCAGACTGCGGACGCGAGTACGATCGAATCCTCTGCACCAGAAATGGACCACCCACGATCGGGGCGCGCCAGGTGTTGGAGAAGCAGCATGAGAACCGAGAGGCGCGCGGCGTCCCACACCCGGCACGAGACACCGGCGTGCACATCAGCCGCATGATGCTCTGTCGGGCCTGCCTCGTGGCACTCGCCTGCCAGGTCTTCTCGGACGAGGTCAGCGGGTGATCGACTACGTGGTCGAGTCGCGCAACATGCGCTGGGAGACCGATCCCGACAGCGAGGAGACTGGCGAGTACAGGCCTGCGACAGAGCAGGACGTCGCCAACTGGGAGGACAGCTTCTGCGAAGAGGCCGACCTCCAGGCCGCGTTGGACTCGAAGGACAGGCTCGAGGTTGGTGATCGAGTCTGGAAGCTAGTCAGCCCCAGGCGCCAGATCGTCTGGGAGGTCGAGGTCAGTGCGAAGACCCGCAACGTCGTGTGGCGAGCTGTGGCGTCGCACCGCTGCCCGGTACAGGCCGAGCACGATGCGGTTGCGAAGCTCGCGGCCAGGTTCCTGCGCGTAGACAAAGATCCCTGGGCGTGACGCCTCGTGATCGAAGGAAGAGAAGGAAACAGAGAATGGCGTACAGACCACCAACACTGGAGACTCCCAAAGGGTTCCTCGAAGACGCGGTCGAATGGGCGATCGAGGACCAGGCTCGGTACGAGAGGCTCTCGGGATCGAAGGTCGGGACGGACGCGGGCATGGTCGACTCCGGGGGTAGGCCACTCCCGAAGACAGTCGTGACCCTCGTACTCGAGGTCTCGCGATCGAAGATGCAAACGCTGACCAACGCGCTGAGGCACGTCCCCAACATGCGCGCGGCCGCCTACTTGGTGCAGGCTGCCGGCGCAGCGGACGAGACCTCGGACATGAAGGACGACGCGCTGCGGATGGAGACCCGCGTCTACATCCTCGAGAACATCTTGATCAACGCGCTGGCGGCGCTCGACCACACTGACCGCAAGGCAGCCAACGCATTCCGTGATCAAGTCGCAGTGGCACCGAAGGCCAAGTACAACACGATGAAGCACATCGTGGCCGACCTCCGCGAGGCTGTACACGAGAAGAAGGCCGAGGTGGCCGCCAAGCTCCTCTCCTCGATCAGATCCGACGATGACTTCTAAGCCGCACTACGTCGTCCTCGCCAGGGGCGAGATGCGCGTGACAGAGCTCGAGGTAGGGGCGTGGCGATTCGATCAGATCCGAGACCTCTGCGACCTCATCAACGACGTAGTGAGCAGCCACAGCAACGTCCATATCATCGCGATCAAAGCGGGGATCGCAACCAAACTCCAGCGAGAGTTCTGCCTGCCGTGGCGCCGTCGTGTCGGCGAGATGCGGCCGAGGTTCCTCTCGATCCAGGAGCGATACGAGTACGAACGCGACTACGAAGACTGGAAGCGCGAGAGGATGGGATACGATCTCGCCGACGTGGCCACAACAGCTATCATCCAGGAGCTGATCTTGGCCGACGCCGTGCTGCCAACGATGCGCTGGGACTGGAAGCATCCTGGGTCACAGCACCCGTCCTATCGGATGCGCCGCAAGAACCTCGACGCCTGGCAAGCGGCAAAGCTACTCGAGCTCGCCGACGACTAGGCCTCTTGGTTCTCGGGCAGCTCTGCGATCGAGCGCTTGGCCCAGAAGCTGGCCTCTTGGAGCTTGGTGATTACGAGCGAGAGTGGCCGACCCTTCGGGCACTCCTTCTCGACATGTTCGAGCAGAGCGCTGAAGGCCTCACCGATCGCGTTGGCTTTGGCGAGGCCGGCTTCGTTCAACTTGTGGACCGCGAATTCGTTCTTCATGGTCCGCAGACCTTAGCGCAGGCCGAGGTACTTGTGTTGCTGCACCGACAGCCTCCATCCGGGATTCGCTCTGATGAAGTCTCGGCAGACCCGCACGTGGTGATCGTACAGCTGAGCCTCGCGCACCGTACCTGCCCCGACGCGTAGGGTGTGTAGGTGCGTGTCCTCGACCGCTGCCTGGTTCGTGATGTCCTGAGGCTGCACGAAGCGCGCGCCCCAATGCCCTCGAGCTGCGATCGTGGCGAGCTCGCCGTCGGTCCACTGCGACTCAGGCTCGGAGGAGATGCCGCCAGGCAGGACAACCTTGAGCTCGTGCGCGGCCCACACCGCGAGCGTCGATCCCTTCTTGGGCGAGACACACACGTGATCGCACGCGCGCAAGACTTCCGAGTCCTTGGTCCCGTTGGTCTCGATCGCGATGAACCATCCAGCCCGGTTGAGCTCGCGCGCGAGCGCCGAGTCGAACTGGAGCGTCGGCTCGCCGCCAGACACAACGACCATCGGCGAGTCCTCTGAACCGTGACCACGCGGGCCGGTCCACGCAGTGTTGCAGACCGCGACGAGCTCGTCAGCAGACATCTTGTCCCCACCGACGAAGTTCGTGTCGCACCAGCGCGCGCATGCACCAGCCCCCTTGGCTCTGTCGGCAGGGATGCCGTTCCACATGTTGCAGCCCGCGAAGCGGACGAACACTGCGCGCCGGCCTGCCCAGCGTCCCTCGCCCTGGAGAGTCTCGAACACCTCTACGACTGCGTAGGTCTTGCTCATCGCCAGCTCCTTCGTTTGATCACATCGTCCATCACGGTCGACGTCACACCATACACCTTCGCCAGCGATCTGGAAGAGGCGCCGAGGGCGTGCAGTCGTCGAGCTGTCTCGACACTCTCACGCGAGAGCTTGGCTCCGGGATGGTCCTCACCGCGAGCTGGGTTGTTCACCCGACGACCGCGCGCGTCCATGTCGGCCATGTTGTCCTTCTGCGTCCCGAGCAGCAGGCACTTCGGGTTGCAGCACAGCTTGATGTCACAGCTGTGACGCACCACGAGGCGCTGCTTGCGGCGCAGCCTGACCAGGTGCGGGTTGGCGAGCTCGAACGCGAACACGTGAGCCTTGATCGTGCCGTCGCCAGAGTTGAACATCCCGTAGCCGCTAGCCTCATCGACTGCACCAGTCCATAGCCAGTGCCCGTTTACTTCACGGGCGACGTGTCGCCAGAAGCGTTCAGCTGGCGATAGCTTTGCAGTTCGGCGTCTCATGAACGGTGACCGAGACGACCGTGATCCCGTGCGGCAGCATGAGCCCGCGCGCGATCCCCAGGAAGTAGGACGCGATGTTCTCCGCCGTCGGTGGAGCAGTCATCTCGAAGCGGCGCTGGTCGTGAGCCTCGAGCCAGCTCTCGATCGGGTC